CAAGGATTATTCCGCTGCGACACTCCGACTATTCAGCCACACGGCGCGAATACGTACACGCTAACCGTTAACTTTTCCGAGGTTTTCTCCGCATGACAGCACTACAAAAAGTAAACCTAGGTACGGCTCCAGCGGGCTCAGACGGGGACGCGGTGCGTACAGCGTTTGTTAAAGATAACGCGAATGTAGACGTGCTTAACTCACAGACGTTCCTAACTAGCGCTACGCTGATTACTACGGCACAGGCTCTTACTACTGCGCATATTGGGAAGCGGGTAAACATTAATCTAAGCACCGCTGGGACTATTAACCTACCTGCTGCGTCTACGTGTGCTGTAGATCAAGTAACGCTTCTACGCAATACGGGGACTACTGTAGTTACCTTAGCTATTACTACAGGCTCAGGTGATACCGTTTCCGTATCCAAGCTTAATCCTGGTGAAACTGCTTTGATGGACACGGACGGCGTACATACGTGGACGTGTCTTATGAGAGGGCGTACTAACTCAGACAATGAGGCGGTCAACGGGAATTTGACGGTAGGCGGTGTTATCGCGTTTTCGGATGGTTCGAAACAAACCACTAGCGCACCGTCTAGAAACTACCTGGATAACGCGGGTGGACTAATCAATACGCGCAGCTATGTAAGTGGCACTGCTACCACTGCGGCTAACCAATACACGCTTGATAGATGGCGCGTGGTAGCGTCTGGGCAGAATTTACAGTTTACAACTGGGGTTGGGACAGCGCAGACAATGACGGCCCCAGCCGGTGGCGTAGAGCAACTTACAGACGCTTACGGTATGGACGGAGGCGTATTCACATTATCGTGGACGGGAACTGCTACGGCAACGGTAAACGGCGCAAGCGTCGCTAATGGTGCAGCCGTTACGATACCAGCCAATAGTTACACATCGGTAAAGTTTTTCAGCGGAACATTTAGTAAGCCTCAACTTACAAAAGGAACTGCCGCCGTTCCCTTCGTGCCAGCAAATATAGCCACGGACGTAGCCGTATGCTCCAGGTATTGCCGGGTTGTACGTTATGACGATACTGGCTACTCGCCCGCTGGCGCAGGAATGCTGCGTAATATCCCGCTTGGGTTGCCTATGAATGCAACGCCTAGCGTTACCGTTATCACCACTCCTTCATATGTGGGTTTAGCGAGTCCCCCGGTAATAACTCCGACAGTAGGATTCCTAATAGTTAACTTCTTACAGGGTGGAGCCGCTGGGGCGTACTCCATCAGTAACTATACTATGCTTCTATCTGCGGACTTTTAATGACAATTACAGCAGATATCCAGACACTAGAACCAGGACAACTTATTGAGTTGTACGAACTAGACTGTACTAGCATGGGCGGTAATGTTGAGCGATTCCACGCGCACCTACAATCCGGTCCTATCCTGTGGCAAGGTGTGGAATATTCCCCTTGGCCTATTCAGGCTGCAGGATTTGAGCGTACCGGAGACGCTAGCCAGCCTTCACCTACTCTCACAGTAGCTAACGTAGATGGAAGTATTTCCGCTCTATGTATCCTCCTTGCGGACCTTGTAGGCGCTAAGGTTAAGCGTCATAGAACGCTATTCAAGTATCTAGACGGACAGCCGGGAGCAGACCCTACAGCAGAAATGCCCGTAGAGTCGTGGTTCGTTGAGCAGAAGACAAGCGAGACTAACCTTAACGTTGAGTTTACCCTCTCGTCCGCTCTGGACTTCTCAGGTAGGCAACTACCTAACCGCCAGGTACTAGCTACGCTTTGCTCGTGGACTTACCGCAGTATCGAATGCGGTTGGACTGGTACAACGTACTTTGACGTAAATAACAACCCTACTACGGACCCTACACAAGACGTATGCAGTAAGAGGCTATCCGGGTGTAAATGTAGGTTCGGCGCTAACAATCCCCTTCCCTATGGCGGCTTCCCCTCTGCGGGAACTGCGGGTACGTTGTAATGCTGGCGTCAGTCAGGAGTGCTATTGAAGCGCATGCGCTTGTGGAGTACCCACGCGAGGCGTGCGGGGTTGTCGTATCGGGTGAGTACATCCCATGCACCAACACAGCGGAGACGCCTACGGAGGCATTCTGTATCGCTGCTGATGATTACGCGGCTGCGGAGGATCGGGGCGTTATTGAGGCTGTAGTCCACTCGCACCCAGGAGCTAGGGCACAGCCTAGCCACGCAGACCTAACCGCCTGTGAAGCCGCAGGCGTCCCGCTCTGGGTCATTGTAAGTCTAGGCGCACAGCCAGACGGCTCTATAGGTATTGAGGATTGGTGCGAATTTGGTCCTACCGGATACGAGGCCCCACTAATCGGCTGTGAGTTCTCCCACGGTACTAACGATTGCTACGGCCTAGTACGCAGGTACTACAGGCAAACACACGGCGTAATCCTGCCTGACTTCGAGCGCTCCGGGGAATGGTGGGCAGACGGGCACTCAGACCTATATACGCAAAACTTTGGTGTAGCTGGATTCGAAGCGCTACCGCTAAGTACGGAGCCGCAAACGGGAGACGTGCTGCTAATGAAGATTCGCAGCCGTAACAACGTTCCGAATCACGCAGCGGTTTATATCGGAGACGGTTTGATACTACACCATTGCTGGGGCCAACTATCGCGCCGTGACCAATTAGCCCGCTACAGGGATTACGTTACTCACGTCTTACGCTATAAGGAGGCGCTAACATGGATCAAGTAAAAACTATCAGGCTTTATGGAAAGTTAGGCGCTACCTTTGGTAGAGTACACCGCTTTGTCGTTAGTAATCCTAAAGAGGCTATCCGCGCTCTTATCTCTATGGTTCCCGGATTCGAGAAAGAGCTAATGACCAGCAAGGATAGGGGCGTAGCTTACGCGGTCTTCTGTGGTACTCGCAATATATCAGAGAAACAGCTAGCGTACCCTAGTGGTAGTGACGATATCCGCATTGCGCCTATTCTCTCTGGCAGAAAAGCGGGCGGCCTATTTCAGATTATTGCGGGCGTAGCGCTTGCCGTGGTTGGTGCTGTCACTGAGTACTTTCTGCCGGGGAACCCGTTCTCCACTGAAATGATGATGATGGGCGCGGCCTTGGCACTTGGCGGTATCGCTCAAATGGTATCAAGGCAGCAAACAACGCCAACTAACCTAACCTCTTATAACTTCAGCGGCGCAGAGAATACCACGTCACAGGGCGGCCCTGTACCGCTTCTGTACGGGCGTATGCGTGTGGGCAGTACGGTAATTAGCGAAGGTCTATTAGCTAAGGATGGAACCGCGCAGCTAGTAGGCGGTAACTTACAAATTACAGGGTAATGACATATGAGAATTGATACGCCGAGAGGCAGCAAAAGCGGCAGTAGCTCTACGCCTACACAGGCTCCCGATAGCCTTAGCAGCGTTACCTACGCGCAGATTATGGACCTTATCTCAGAGGGTCCAATATTCGGCCCCGCTGCAGGTAGTCCGGCACAATCGGTGTATCTAAATAATGTACCGCTACAGAACGCGGACGGGTCTAATAACTTCGTAGTAGACGGGTTCGATTTCCGTTACGGAGAGATTGACCAAACTTATATTCCCGGCTTTGATAGTAGTTCACAGGAAACATCTGTAGGCGTAGAGTTCAAACAGGTTACGCCGTGGAACGTTACGGTTACAGACCTAGACGTTAATGCTATTGTTATTACGCTTGGCGTTAACTCCCTGTCACAGACTAACAGTAGTAACGGAGACGTTACGGGCTACGAAGTAGATTATCAAATTCAATTATCCGTAGATGGCGGCGCGTATGCGGTAGTGGTTAATACGTCGTTCAACGGTAAGGCTTCCTCCACATACGAACGCTCACACCGTATCGCGCTAAGTGGAGCAACGTCACAATACGCATTGCGAGTTGTACGCACCACTCCAGACACTACTAGCGTATTCATTGCGGACACTACTACAGTGGTTAGCTACGCTGAAGTGATCGACGCAAAGCTTAGGTATCCTCTTAGTTCTGTATGCGCTTTGTCGGTAGACGCTGTGCAGTTCTCTAGTCTGCCTACCCGCTCGTATGATATGAAGGGATTGTTGATAAAGTACCCTTCTAACTATAACCCTACTACGCGCGCTTACGTAGGTACGTGGGATGGCACATTCGTTACAGGGTGGACAGATAATCCCGCGTGGATTTTCTATGACCTAGTGCTAAACAACAGGTACGGGCTAGGGCAATGGGTAGACGCATCAATGGTGGACCGTTTTGCTTTGTACATCATTGCTCAGTACTGCGATGTAATGGTATCGGACGGTATGGGAGGGCAGGAACCCCGCTTTACGTGTAACTGCTATATCCAATCCCGTGCGGACGCTTATAAGGTTCTACAGGATTTGGCTAGTGTGTTCCGTGGTATGGCGTACTGGTCTGCGGGTAACGTAGTAGCCACGTGCGATATGCCTACGGACCCGGTTTACATCTACACGGCAGCCAACACTATCGGCGGGCAGTTCAAGTACGTAGGTAGCTCGCTAAAGACCCGGTACACCGTTGCTCTTGTGACGTGGAATGATCCTAATAACAACTATCAACAGGCAGTAGAGTACGTAGAGGATATCGACGGCATTGCACGCTACGGCATTAACAAGGCACAGATTACCGCATTTGGCTGTACGTCTCGCGGGCAAGCTCAACGTGTCGGACATTGGTCTATCCTCACGTCCCGATTTGAGACCAACACCGTAACCTTTAGCGTAGGCTTGGATGGTACACTAGCGCAGCCTGGACAGATTATCGCGATAGCAGACCCGGCACGCGCGGCACGTCGTTTAGGTGGGCGTATCCACGCCACTAGCGGGACTAACCAGGTAACTCTAGATAAGGCTATGCCTGAGGCTGCGGTAGGCGATACGCTTACGGTAGTTACTCCCGCTGGTGTAGCAACACATTCCACTATCTCCCATATCAGCGGCGCAGTAATCACAGTAAATCCCCCGCTTGCTGCTGCTCCAGTAGTGGGCGCTATTTGGATGATTGAAAGCGCTACTGTTGAGTCAGCTTTGTTCCGTGTGCTTAGTGTGGCGGATAAAGGCGGAATAGCGTTTGACGTTACGGCTACACAGTATGAACCGGCTAAGTATGCGGCTATTGACGATGGCGCGGCTATGGATGTACGCCCAGTTACGGGGAATACATTTACTACACAGGTTCCTCCTACAGGAGTTACCGTAACTCAGTACGTGGTTGTAGATCAGGGCATAGCTAAAACCAACATGACCATTGCTTGGCAAGCTGCAGCGAGCGCAGTTAGCTACAAGGTGCAATGGCAGAAGGATAACGGAACCTGGGTAGATGCAGGGACTACAGGCACATTGTCTCTTGACGTTACCAACATCTATTCCGGTAACTACGTAGCACGAGTAATGTGTACGAATGGTATGGGCATAGCGTCCGTGTACGCGTTCTCAGCTTCTACTACCTTAGCGGGTAAGACGGGCGCACCGCCTACGGTGGCAACGCTTACGGCCAGCGTAGATCAAGTATTCGCAATCCGGCTCGATTGGACGTTCCCGGCTAATGCTGGCGACACGGCGTACACTGAAATCTACTACAGCCATACGGACGACTTCAGCACGGCCACACAGTTAGGCCGATACAGCTATCCCACAAGCACGACTAATTTACTAGGTCTCGTGGCTGGCTATGATATGTACTTCTGGGCGCGGCTGGTGGATACCTCCGGGAATATCGGGGCGTTCTATCCTGCTAGCACAGGTGCGGGTATACACGGTATGTCCACTATGGACGCTACCGCTATCCTCGTGTACCTAACGGGGCAGATTACCGCCACGCAGTTAGCGCAAGACCTAGCCACGCCTATTGCTGCTATCCCTACAATTCAAACTAATGTAGCGGCAAACACAGTAGCGATAAATAGTAACTCCGCTGCTATCTCACAAGAGATTAGCGACCGTATTACGGCTATAGCTAATGAGGCTGCGGCTCGCGGTGCGGCTGTTACGTCTGAGCAGACAGCGAGACAAACTGCTGATACGTCTTTAGGCCAACGTATCGACACGGTTACAGCGTCCGTTAATTCCAATGCTTCCGCGATTCAGGCGGAGCAGACAGCACGCGCTAACGGGGATTCTGCTAACGCAAGCAGTATTACTGCGCTTACGTCCGTGGTGGGAACTAAAAATACAACATTCCGTCAGTCCATTACTCCGATTTCTCAGGCGGTTGGTGATACGTGGGTAGACACCGGCAGTACTAATCTACTTACGTTCTCGCAGACATTCACTAACGCGGTATGGGCGCTTGCGCTGGTTACCACTGCCTCCGCAACCACCGCCCCGGACGGAACCAACACGGGGTATAAAGTAGTAGACTCGGATAACAGTACGGGTTTCCATAGCGTACAGTGCTTAGGAGTATCTGCGGATACCACGCAGACATATACCGCGTCTATCTTTGTTAGGCAACGGGACAGTACCCGTCCGTATTTCGTCCTACGTCTTATCGAGTCGGGCGCGTCTAGCAACTACCTGTACGGCGTATTCAACGTAACATCGTCAAGTGACGCGGTGCTTCAATCCGGCACTGCGGGTGCATCCACGGGTGCATCGGCTACGATAACGCCGGTTGGTGGTGGTTGGTTCCGTTGCTCAGTCTCGGGCAAGGTCTCTGGTACTGGAACGGGGTTTTCTATTGCTATTAGCTCGCCTCTAACGGCTACCAACTCGTTTAACTATACAGGCGTATCCGGCCAAGGCGTCTATGTATGGGGAGCACAAATTGAGCAAAACTCGGGTACAGGTCGCTACATCCCCACAACTACCGCCAGCGTTAGCACGGTAGGTAATAACAGTCTGTTAGTGTGGGACGGCACTACGTGGCAACTCTCGCAAGATGCGGCAATCCCGGCTAACGCTGCCGCTATCGCCTCCGAGTCTACTACTCGGGCTACTGCTGACACAGCTTTGTCTAACCGCATTGATACGATTAGTGCGCAAGTAGTCATCCCGCCAGAAGCGGGCAGCACTACGGACTTTGCTGGGTCTACCACAGTCTTTGCGGGTATCTATACGGAGCAGTCCGCACGCGCTGAAGCTGACTTGGCTTTGGCCTCGCAAGTCAATAACGTAACTGCTCAAGTCAATACATATAGTAACTCGCTATTTGCTGCGGTACAGGTGGAAACCACGGCGCGTATTAGTGCGGACGCTGCAACGGCATCGCAACTTACTACTGTGCAAACACAGGTAAATCAGAATAGTGCAGCCGTAGCCACTAACGCAGCAGCGTACACGGACCTTAACGGGCGTGTGTCCGCTTCGTACACAATCCGCGCACAGGTGACTACTGGCGGACGTACCTATATCTCCGGTATCGGTGTAGGTATTGATAACAATAGCGGCGTTGTGGAGTCTCAGGTTTTAGTGACTGCGGACCGTTTCGCGGTGCTAGAGACTAGTGGTAATAGTACGTTCTCCCCTTTCGTTATCCAGAATGGGCAGGCGTTCATTAATCAGGCGTTCATTGGTACGGCGTGGATTACTACGGCAACTATTGCCGATGCTAATATCACTACCGCGAAAATCGCTAACGCTGCGATTACCAATGCACAGATTGGTACGGCTGCTATTCAAACGGCTAACATTGCTGATGCGAATATCACTAGTGCCAAGATTGGTACTGCACAGATTCAAACTGCACATATCGGGGAAGCTCAGATTGATACTCTCCGCATTGGTGCTAATGCCGTTAGTACGCAAGTGCAGTTTTCTAATGGTGGCACTGGTCCTTTGGGGACTTATACAAGCTCCGGTTATCCGTGTACGATTCTTATGCAATCACAAGTTCCCGGAGGGGCGGGAGCGGGTACTTGTATTTTAAATAAGGACGGCGGCTCTTTGCTGTCTTGTACGGCACCAGGAGGAGCGGGGGTAACTACTGGCGTAACCTTTACCCTAGTTACATTAGGGGCGGGTGCGCATACGTTTGATTGTACAGGCGCATCTTCAGGAACAAAGATAGTTATTTTTGAGGCTAAACGATAATGCAGACTTTGATTATTTTTCAGAAGTCAGACGGACTAATCCTCAGTTCCGCAGTGGGTCCAGAGGATTGTATTGGCGAGCAGGTATTGCCTGATAGTGCGGGGTATGTGTTGGGTGTGTACGGTAATCCCGGACAGTACTACAACGAAGGAACGGGAACCGTGCAAGACACGGCCCCGGACCCTACGGCTACTCCTGTTACTCCGCCTTTGCCAGGTGAACCCAGCTAGGCCACTCAGCAGGGGCGCTACGTGCGCCCGCGATAGCTTGCGGGTGCTTAGCGGCTTCCGCTGCGACTTCATCCGGGTTAGCGGTCTGCCAGCCGGGAAAGTATCCCAAGCCGTCCGCTACGCCGTTCCCACCATTAGCCGCCCCGTTCGCTCCTGCCGTTCCGTTACCGCCTGCGAAGGCTGAAGCGGCTGCGAGGGAGACAATCAGGGTCATTACAAGTTTGCTGGTTTTCATGGTCAATCCTTAGTCAGTGGTTGGGTACTTCGATTGGTATTACGTTTAACGGCAGTTTCAGCTTACACCTTTAATCTGATGATTGGGTAGGCTGCTTTGCTGCTGCAACCCACAAGACGAAGATTACTCGCCGCGTCCCGTTCTGTCCAGGACTATTTACAGTCCCGTACATAAATAATTTATATCAGAAGGCCCTACCTCATAGGGCACATTTAGGAGTCCTATGGGCCTTTTTACACAAGCTGCCGATAAGGCGGTTGACGCCAGCGGCGTAAAGATTGCAACCAGCATGGCGGGCACAGCCTACGGGCTAGCCGGGTTGCCTCTGGGGACCGTTGTCTCTATCGCTACCTTGCTACTCACCCTGTTCTATATCTGGGGCGCGTTGCCTCGTGTCTACCGCACAGCCGTAGCACTTAAGCGCGGGCTGGTTAACAAGGATTGGTCCCTGTGGCAGAAGCTAGGCGACCAGCCCACACCTACTAAGGACGACTAAATGTTCGCTACCTTAACAGAAAAGATCCTAGCTGCCGTGCTTGGCGTGGCTATGTTGGTCGGTGCCGCCTTAGCTCTGTACGCGGGCTACGAGCATATGCAAGCTCAGAAGGCACAGATTACCCAGCTACAGGCTGATAACGCGCGTGAGAAAGCCAATACGGCCGCTGCGTTGGTCGCGGCTAGTGCGGTAGCTGCTGCGCTCGATACGAAGGCCACGGTGGCCGCTACAGCCACTAAGAACCATACCGCCAGTACAGCCCAGCTAGCCTCAGCCGTTGCGGCTAATAAAGCTGTGTCTAGCGCGGTAGTGCCAGAGGACGTATGGACGGCTATCTATGGGAGCAACACTAATGCGAAATAGTCTTATTATCCTGGCGTTGCTCGTGGCTACGGCTTGTATGTCCGGCTGCGCTACCGCCCTGCCTATCCCGGTAGTACAGGTGCTTACGCCCCCGGACGGTCTTCTACAAGACTGCACACACGCGCCACGCCCTACGGGGAACACAATGGCGGATCTAGCTCAAGCTGTCATCAATGAGCGTGGTGTTACGGAGTCGTGCGACTGGGCCGATAAAGCGGCTCTCCGCGCGTGGAGGGCTACGGCTACCGCCCCCGCTGCTAAGTAATGCGGTCTACCTACGTAGTCCAACCTTACGGCATGCGGATTGTATTCACCAACACCGTAAAGGAGTTCCACGCCCTGCGACACTCGAAGGTAGACTTTCGTAACACCGCTGGCGGGTTTGACGCGGGTAAGAAGGCGTATGGAGTTATCGGTGTGTTTGACGGCAACCTAATGACCCTGGTACACGAGGCGGTACACGCTGCATCCTCTATCCTTACGGTATGCGGGATTGATCCACAGTCTAACGGGGCGGAACCGTTGGCCTACCTGGTGGACCATCTTGTGGCGGTTGGCAGGAAGCGTCTTAACCTCCGATGAATGTCACACAGACGTCTCCCACAAGCCGCAATTTCTAAACTATAAGTACTTGATTTTAAAGTAAATATACAGTAGGAGAACTACTGCATTGTCCACATAGGAACGCCCGTGTATCATTGAGTCCAAGCCTGATAAGGCTTACAGCCCGGAAATGTGTTCTGCGGCTGTCACACAGGACACAGGTGCATTATGAGCGAACATCTCGTAAGACGCGGGGCACGGTATTACTACAGGCGTAGGGTTCCTACTGATTTGGTCCCGTTCCTAGACGGTAAGAAAGAGATTCAGCGGGCATTGGATACCAGCGATCCTAAAGAGGCTGCGATACGTGCGCGCAAGATGGCTGTACAGATAGACGAGCTATTCGCAGTAACCCGCACAAGGGAACGCGTACAGGTAGTCAGCGGAGGTAAGCAGGGTCTAGACGGGATGCATGAGGACGAACACGGCGACCCTGACGACAGCGAGCTAGAGCAAGACGTAGAAGCAGCCCGTACGGAGGCAGCGCTAGCCAGATTCAAAGAGGGCATTGACAAGTCTATAAGGGATGTGCTAGCGGGAGTCATGTATAGCCCCGTGGTGCCCTCCGCTCCCGGAGTGGCTACCCATGCACCAACCCCGCCAACGGAGACCGCTGTAGGGCTTGCTGAGGCGTTGCGCCATTGGGAAAAGGCTAGAGACCCTAGCGGGTCAACACGCACGACAGCACATACGCTTGTGTCTCGATTCTGGGAAGTCTGCGGAAAGCTACCATTACGGAAAATACAGCGGGAGCATATCGTACAGTTTCAGACCGCACTTAAAGCCGACGGTAAGCAGGCCAGTACTATTAGGACTAGCATCTCACTATTGCATGCGGTCCTTAGTGCATCCGTAGATGAAGGATGGATTAAGGATAACCCGGTTAAGGGAGTTAAGACTACGGGACAAAAGCGCGCTAAGACTGCTCGCTTATCCTTTACGATTGACGAGATAAACAAGATATTTGGGAGTTTGCCCACGAGTGGGGCTAAATACTGGCTACCTGTAATCGGGCTATATACCGGATTAAGGTTAGAGGAGATTGGGCAGTTAGCCCCTGTGGATATTGTGCAGGAGCGTTACCGGGATAAAGAAGGGAAGGAACACAAGGTGTACGTTATTTACGTCACGGAGGAAGGTGCTGGGCAGGGTCTTAAGAACGAAAGTAGCTGTAGGCGTGTGCCCGTGCATAAGGTGTTAGTAGACTTAGGATTTATAAAATATGTCCATAGCCAGAAGGGTGCGCGGTTATTCCCGGAATTAAAGCCTGATAAGAACGGACGGGAGACAGCAGGATTTAGCGCGCGCTTCGGAGAGCTAAAGCGGGAACTAGGTATAACGGATAAACGTAAAACCTTCCACAGCTTCCGCCATTTCTTTAAGGATATTATGAGGGAGGTGGGCGTAACTGAGGAAGTTAGCGACGCGCTGTCGGGGCATACTACCGGAAGCGTATCCCGTGATTACGGGAGCGGCTATTTTCCTCTACGCCCCTTAGTGGAAGCAATCGAACGCTTTGAAGTCCACGGCGTTAAGCTGCCTTGTTATTCTGCCCCATTGCCATAAGTTGCAGTTCAAGGCGGGTGATTCCCTCCATAGCGCAGCGTTGCAAGCAAAGGGATACAGTCTCTTGTGAGCGTTGCGCTACTTCGTCAAACTCCGTTCCTTTGTATTCTTTAACGCGATGCTCTGCTTCGATCAAGATTTGATACAAGTCTGCGTAGGTCATGGTAACTCCAGTTAGTTGTACGGCGGCCAATCAATCTTATCAGTATCCGGGTGCGGCTTGCTAGGCGTAGCCCGGTCCAGTATCAGCACTACTACCACCATTACGCACGAGAGGACGAGCATAGCGGCTAGTATAAGCAGGCTACCAAGCATAATAATCATCCTCCGTGGTAGTGGCCCGCGTGTGCTTCTCAGCTTCGAAACACGGTTCGCATGACTTCAGCGTCCAAGGGGTAGCGTAGTGATACGGCTTATGCTCCCGCAACTTAACGCCCTCTTTAAGCGTTTGGCAGTTAGGGCAAAGCTCCTTAACCGTAACCACCAGCGGACGGCTCCTGAATTGTTCAAGGTTCATTTGTAGTCTCCATTAATCAGACTCGCTCCGGTAGCGCGTAAGAACGCGCCTACGTCTTCCCATTCGCGCAGCGCTAGCGCACACATAAACGCGCGGGCTGTCGTGTTCATTTCGCTGCATCCCAACCGCGCAACCACTCCGCGCGCATAGCCTTGGATTGATACGGGCAGGATTCGCGGCGAGCGTTGCATACGCGTGCTTCGTAGCCTATCCAGAATGTGACGTGAAATTTAGCGGACATTTCGTACTCCTTAGTAGCTTGGGAGGAGACCCGCCTTAGCGGGCCGTACCTTGTTAGATCGCTTTGATAGTAGTCACGTCAACACAGACCAGTCCACCGGGTAAGCGAACCTCAACCATGCCCGTAAGCTGGCCGGTAAGTACTGCGCTAATGGTTCCTTCGTAGCCGTTACACAGTACCTTTTGGCCTACTTGCATTTCGTTTCTCCTGGTGGGTTCGTGCTGCCTATGTACGTAGATTAGTTTCTCCCGCTCACTGTGTCAAGGACTATTTCATGTCCCGTACAATTTAAATTAAGGGCCAGCAATGCCAACAATCAACAAGTCAATCTTGGTCCGTCTCGTAGGTGTAGCCGGACTAGCCGCAGCACTCTTTACAGCAGGCTTTGAGGGGAACTCCCGCAAGGTCTACAGCGACACTGGCGGGGTTAAGACGGTCTGCGTAGGACACGCCTACACGGGACCGGATGGAAAGCCGCTACGGCTTGGGGATACGTACAGTGAGGACGTTTGCAGCTATCTATTAGGCGGGGATATTGCGGAAGCTCAGAAAGCCCTAGCGACTAGGGTTAAGGTTCCGCTATCAGATGGGGAGAGACTGGCGTACACCGACTTTATATTTAATATGGGTTCGGGTGCGTTCGCTCGTAGCTCTATACTGCGTAAGCTTAATGCAGGTGATCGTAAAGGCGCTTGTGCGGCCCTGCTGCTGTATGTAAAGGGTACGGTTAAGGGGAAGCTAGTAACGCTTCCCGGATTGGTTACTAGGCGCAAGGCTGAGAATAAGGCGTGTCTAGGTTAGCGTCTTGCCTCATACCCGAATGCGAGTATCCATTGTCCTAGAGTTAGCCTCCAGAAGCTTTCACCACAGCTATTAACTACTCTGCAGAGACCGAACGCGTGATACATGCGGGTTCTATAGCCCGCACCGTCCGTCTTTCTCTCGTAGAATACTCTCGGGCCTCCGTGACCCTTAGCTCGTTTCACTATCAATATAGATTCCCTAAGTTAGAACCACGCATACATACTATCCCGCACGGCGTTAAGGTCTAGGTCTCCGTACTCCGGCAAGCTAGGTAGCTTAGCCTTACCATCAGCGGATAGCCCAGCCGTAACGGCCTCCGTCCACTCCCGGAGTAGATCACCAGACATTAGCTCTATGAACTTATCCCGCGTGCTGTCAAACACAGTACCGCAATGTGCGAACGGTGCGCCAAAGCTATCGTGAATCATCCACAGCCGGGTAACTCCCTTAGACACTAGATCATTAACGACCATCGCCATATGTGAAGCGTCCACGCCATGCACAAAGTTAGGTGCTACGCCTGCACGCTGTCCTTTTTTGCTCAATGTGTCCCCATTAATATAGAACGTACGTGTATGCCGTTTCCCGTTGACTTCTGAGGACAGGCATACAGCGTCGTCCATATACCGCGCTTGCTCTACCTGCAACCCTGCAGGCGTTACCCAGTGCAAAGGGATGTTCTCCTCTGTGAGCACGTCAGACACAGCCTGTAGATATCCCATAGCGAGCAACATACCCGGAGCTACGTCCGCGAAGCATTCGTTAATACGTGCGGCTAGCCACATAGACTCGTCATCAGGCGCACCAGTCTTAGCCTTTACCTGCTCGCCAAAGGTGTACGTACCCGCGCTATATACCTTAGTCATGCTTGGAGCTTTGAGTAGATCGCGGTCTATTGTATGCTCCGCCCAATACGCCAGGTGTGCTAGCTCTCTCTCGTCCGCACCGTCTACACGGTCATACAGCCTCCGGGATAGTGCAGCAGCCATACGCCCGTAGTAATCATCTCCTCGTGGTGCGGGAACTAGATTAACCATCGTTCCGGCTGAGTAATCCTGCGTCATACCTGCTAACATTTGTACGCCGCTACAGCTACCATCCAACGCCCCAGCGAGGCGGCTACGGAACCCCACGCCCTCCGCCTGATATCCGGCCCACTCGAAGCAAGCGGCTAGAAACTGCCAAGGCTTATCCACGGCTACAGGAACCACCTTACCGCGCTTAATCTTCTGCAGCCCGAACCCGCCTATCAAGTGCCACGCGCGTACAGTCTCAGGGCTGTTAGCTACGTTTACAATCTCTGCGCTGTAATGCAGCGTCCACGCTTCCCGCTCCTCCGGTGTGCGCGTCCGATATTCCCCGTCTACGATCTCCTTATCTGCTCCTGCCAGGTTACACAGGTGGATAGCCAGCCATTTAGCTCCCTCCTTCCCTAGCGGCGTTCCGTCCGCAAACTCCAAGCACCCCTTACATAGGTCCGCACCTTGCGGGCTGATTAGGCTCGTGGCGGGATACATCCGGCCTCTCCAGTCCAGATTCCAAGGAAAATAGAATTCCTCTGCATCCTGTAGCGAAGTGAGGGCGGAAATAGTCAGAGCGCTACGAATCGTCTTAGACTTGCGTACAGCCTCTACCTCGTCATGGCGGGTTTCCAGATACCTACCTAGCACCAACCGCCCGGAAAGCTCCTCCGCGTTCTCCTGCAGCTTCCCAGCCATATCTAGAACACGTCTATTTACCCGGAACGGTGTAGCCTGCAGGGCGTTCAATGCGGAGACGATTACAGGGGACTCGATAGGCTTGGATGCTCCACGTACAGCCTGTATGCCCGCGTGAAGGTATCCGCCGTGCGTTGCTGTAGGCGTCCAAGGTACAGGAGGGACTAGCATAGGTCTACGTTCTGAGAAGTCCGCAGCCATACCACCGCCTAGCACGTCATCAATGAACCGTTGCGTAAGTGCGTATGTATTGGGCTTCTGTCGTGCGGATAACATACGCCGCGCACCTGATACCTCTACTAACCATCCCGTAGCATCGCAGAAATGATCTAGCAGGATAAGTGCAGCGCGTTCATAGCCTAGACTCTTATACTCCTCAGCACCGCCAGTAAACCAGCGGAGACGCCTAGCCAATAGTGCAGCCACAGACTGTACGCCTATACCGCCTTGGTCTTCCTTATTGGCAATCGCACCCAGCAATGAGCAAAGCGAATCCCATACGGCCTCCGCTTGGTCCTCTACCGGTATGCGGTTAACGGGATTAAACGCCCCACCTGTGTGGGATATCGCAGAGACCTTACTACGGGTGCGTTTGGCCGTCTGTAGTGCAGCTAGAAACGTGTCTAACCCTTCCTGCAGCTTAGATACGTTAAGTGATTCTGCGTGCTCTTGTAGCGAGGATTCGGATGATACACGGCGGCTAGATTCTGCCTCCCGGCATAGCTGCTTAAGGACTCGCGCGCTATACCCGTCCTCCTGCAGCCGTTCCACATGCTTACGTGCAAAGGGACGTACTACAGGGATACTATCAATCTCTACTTTATTAGCTGCTTCCCGCTGTGCTGCGTAAGATTGAATTGTCTGCAAGTAGTCCCCGTGGTTAAATTCTACGCGTATGCAAACTCGTGGTAATCCCGCTCTAGTTCCCGTACCAACTTATGTAACTCAATCTGCGGCAGGTATTCCCTAGCCTCGTAGACCCGCTCGCGTGCTTTCCGTGTGTTGCCTGTCATCAGCGCAATAGCGATAAGGTCATAGAATGCCCGGTACGCGCCTACTGTGAGAACGTTAGATACGGCGCTCACTTAGGTTCCGCCCAGCAAGTACATAAACGCAAGCACGGCCATAACAATTACTACATATACGCAAGTGATAACCAGCCTGTATTTAAGATTTGACCAGGTCATTCTGTAATCCCGTATTGCTTGCGGATAAGCTCCGCCAGAAACATAACGTTACAACCTACATGGTCAATATGTAGCAATCCTGATTCTTCGTCTCGTGAGTCCATACCGTGCGTACCAATCTCGTTAAGGTGGCGTTCCATTGCGGACCAATAGCGGTCAATCCCTTCGTCTACTTCTTTCCAGCTATGTGCAGAGTATTTCTTAGCTCCAAACGTAAGCACATTAGCGATACCCCGCAACGCACTAGCGCAGCCAAACCGCAGCAAAGAGAAACGCGGCTTACCTCCGTCGAATTTCATTCCGGTAGATGCTGGATGATGCAAGTCTCCGCCCATCATAGCCACGCCTTTCGTCTCGAATGCGCCATTCTTTACGTACTGGCTAGGATCGTTCCTAATCGTGTATTCCTTTACGAATAGTTTCATACTCTCGCAGCCGGTAGTATGCTGCTCTCCGTCCCTAGCCAGGCATTCCGGGCACTCAAGCCTATCGACCATACTTCCTCCGAAATTTTGCAATCTTCATAGCGCGTCTAGCGGCAAACCGCTCCGCGTCAATCAATCCGTTTTCCTGCAGCACAATAGGAAAAGCCGCAATGTCTGCGGCCTCGTCTGTCAGGTTCTTTAAGCCCCAGTCACCACGGGCTTTCTTCATCGCAGCTTGGGTAAATTCGGCTGCTTCCTCCGCAGCGTGGATCAGGAGCTTTATCATTTCTAGTTGATAAGGAGGTTCTTACGTTGGTCTTTAGAGTTAGTCAGCAAGCGCCCACGGCTCCATGCTCCGCAGCCCTGGCAGTGATAACGCGGATACTGTCCCACTTGCGTACTACGGAACCCCTTACGCTGTACGTGTGTGCTACCGCAGTTCGGGCATACCGGACCCGCTGCAGCTACTTGGGTGTAGTTAGCAACGTTAGGGTGTCCCGTAATCCACGGGCGGAGGATAAGGTAGTACTCCTCCATAGCGATAACGTCAGGAATGTTGTACGCCTTCATAGCCTCCCAAGCCTTCGGATTACCGGCAAGACATTCCTTCCACAGTTCAAAGCCAGGAAAGTCTGTGTGCTTGTCCTTCTTAGTAGTACACATTTTGTCAGTCAGATACTCAAGCTTAGCGCTAGTCATAGCGAAACACTTACGAGTCTCAATCAACGTATCGATAATCTTGTACGGGGACGGAGGCGGAAAGCCGTGCAGGAACATACGCGCTTGAATCTTCTTAGAATCAAACCGCTTACCGTTGTGGGCGATAATAATATCCGCATCGTCTAGCAGCTTCCACAGACCTTTAACGAGGTGCTTATCATCAAGCTTGTTACGGCGCTTAGAGCTATCCTTGTAGATAATCTCTGGCGAGTCCAGCCACTTAGCGCAGTAGCTAAGGATTGCCCATTCCGCGTTAATCTGATTCAATGAAACGTTCTGCTGCCAAAGACTCCACACGTAGCCGCTAATGGGCGCAGTCTCAATATCGATGCTAAGAATACGAGGATAGGTTTTCTTCATTGTGCGGCCTTATTAGCGGCTCGCTTCGCACGCGCGGCCTTGTTACGTTTAAGCCGTGCGGCTTCTTTCTTTTCGTCGGGAGTCTTATACGTGTGGTGCAGGAGGTACGTAGGTTCGCGTTCGTACTGCTCTACGTATGTGGCGCATGCTCGCAGCGTTTCGGGTACGCTAAGGTGCTTACCCATAGCACGCGCTGCGTTCTCAATCTTGCCAAGTCTAGAATTAACCCAGCTAGGGAGCGTACCTCTGTGCATCCCTGTTTTGTGGCAGTGGTCGGCTACTTTGTCGTCTCCAAGGTGATACCCTGTAATCGGACATTTCCCGCCCTGCTGTTCAGCCTGAATCTCCCTAAGCTCGGGAAGCTCAGACTGTTTGATTTTTACTAAGCTCAGACGGACTCCTTAATGTTTATGTGTGGCAATCTGTACTCGTAACCCCCGTCATATCCTGAGTATCCGCCATAGCCCCAAGAGTTAATATCCGGGTTCCATTTGCGCTCTACGGCCCGTAGCCAAACGAGGCGGCCGCCCAGCGTACTAACTGGAAACCACGCCCGCCAAGCTACCCATTGGTCTATATTGCGCATAGCGCACAGCCTGGGCCGTCGTCCTCGCGGTGCGGGCCTTCATTACGCTGACGGCCACCCTTAGAAGTCCAGACGCTTTTACCAATCTCGATAGATACCGTCTGAACGTCTACGTACTGCTTACGCCCGAAGTCGTCAAAGGCGAATGCTTTCTCTTTGAACTTGTCTCCAGACGCTAGGCAAGGGAAACACCCCACACGCGGGAACCCCTCTGCGTACAGCGGGTTCTCTTTCCCGGCCAGCAGCCCTAGGACTTCCTCCTCCGTCCAATCGAGAATGGGTAGCCGGAAGCGGACGCCCATACGGCCTAGATACTTCGGGTACTTGGAGGGCATAACCTCATGCGGCTCGTACAAGTCCTCGGAGACTTTGCCCGCGTAGCGTTTAGAGCGCTCGGAGCTTTCCCCGCTGCGCATCCCGTACCAAACCTCCAGACCGCCTTGCTCCTCTGCTAGCGCCTTCAGATAGATTCGAGTCTCGCGGATTTTTAACTCGTCGGTACAGTGCCTAGCTCCGCCTCCCGGGAACCGTTTGTACTTCCTGCTCTTATCCAGTACGGACCCGCCGGTTACGGTGTCTATACGAATGCCGTAGTGTTCCCGCATCCACTGGACGTGGGCGTATGTCTTCGGGTGCTCAAACTGCGTATCGCAGAACAGGCCCCGTATCTCCTCCGGGCCGTACATATCCCCAGCTAGCTCTAGACACGCTTGGGAGTCCTTACCTCCGCTAATTGGAACGAGTACTTTAACCCGTCCGTATGGCTGCGAGTTCATTAATTCCCTTGGTTACGCGCGCCTCTAACCGCTCTAATGCGCGCTTGATATGTGGGCAGTCCGGGAATGCTTCCGATACGTTCGCAATGGATGCCTGTGCGTCCGTACGAAGCCACAGGAGGGCCGCTTGTTCGGCTAGGGCATCCGGCCAGAGGGAACCGTAAAAGTCCGCGTAGGCCGTTTGTACGAGATCGTAGGCGCTGCCCTCTCCGGCAGTACCTGAAAGAGCTTTGGCGGCAGTAGCTTCTCCACACTGCTTACCGAAGTACTTAGGAAGGCCCGGTATGTTGTCTGCGGTGTCTCCTTGGAGAAGCTGCAGATAAAACCATTTTCTTCCATACTGTAAGCCATCAGAACCAATGACATTAAACTCTCCCGGCTTAACTTCTGTTAGCTCGTAAGTCATCCAATTAATATGCAAACCCGGAAGCATACGCATATCTTTATCCCGCGTGGAGATAGCTACACGTGCCTGATTAGCGCAGTACGCCATACCATCATCAGCTTCCCGCGTCATCCACAGCTTAGGCTTGAAGTTTGGCCCTTCGTAATGCTCCAGAACGTCCCGCAGATACGCCCAGTTCTTAGGCTTGCGTCCGGTACGTTGCCCCTGATACGCCTTAACCGTTGCAATGAGATAGCGATTAGCTTTAGTGCAGGCTGCGGAGGATAGATGGACAGTCACGGACTCGGAACCTGTAAGCCTCCGTGTCTGCTCTACCCTGTCCATAGCGTTGCGCCTAGCTTTACCTGGCTCGCAATCATCGTTACCGGCGCAGTAGTACGCCATGTAATCGCCGTCCAGGTGCAGCACTAGACCGGGCGTAACAGCCGGGAATGTACCCGGCCCAAACTGTGGATTATCTGCAGCGGCTGCGGCTATCTTTGCTCGCAGTGATTCCAGCATCAGATACCGTTGAGAGGATCGCTACCGGCCTCTCCAGCGGCTCCGTCACTCTCCGGTGTCTCTGCATCAGGCAAATCCGCCTCAACGCCACCAGAGGCCACTACAGCGGCCAGCGGGTGTGCTGCCCAGTTACGCGCCTTCATAATCTTTTGCTGAATCACGTTCTTACTGCGTGCGGGAGATACAACCTTGTCCCCTTCCTTGCGGGCTTCCCACTCTCCGGGAATATGGATGCTGTCCCACATTTCCTTATCAGCGATATCCCAGATAAACGCCTTAAGCTCAGTGATAGCGGGAGCGACTTCCAGCAACACGGCCTTACCCGTAAGCGGGTCTTGCACAGTGGTTCCCTTAACGTTATAGCCGTTCGGCCCCTTAAGGTTAGCGTAGACCTTCTTGCCGTCCTTGCTCTTCTTATGGAACACTTCGACTACGAACGCCTCACCAAGTAATTCCGCCATGTGCGTAGCTTTGCCCGCGTAGTTCATTGCAGCGAACAACTTAAAGAAGTTAGCTTTCTCGTTAAAGCTAAGCGTCTCCTGCACCGTAACGCGGATAGGGATAAGTTCCCCGCTGTCAGTCTTGCGCGGCTCGTGGTTAGGTCCGCTCAGTTCAAACACCAGATCAACCTTAGCGCGGTCCCGCTTCTGGCCTTCGTACTCCTCTTCGTGCGTACCCATTTCGAAGTAACCGACAAGCCGCGCACGGGCCAAACCTGCAGCGGGAGGAGTGTATTCGCCCCCGCCCTGCTGTGCTTCACTCATGTTAGGCCCAGTGGCCTTCGCTGCTGCAATCTTTGCTTTAAGGTCGTATGCTGCCATGTATAGTATTCCTAAGTATTAGTGTGTGAGAAAAGAGGGCGTGTAGCCGTTCATATACTGCTTACGTAGATCAATGCGGAACGTGTTAGCAAGCTCGTTAAACCCCTCTCCGAACTTCTTTTCCTGCATCATGTTGTCACCGTGTACCGTAACGCTAGGTACGGGAACTGCAATCTTCCAGCCGAAATACCATTCCATAAAGTCGGACGCAGCCAGCATACAAGCGTGAAGCAACGCGCTAGACTCAAATAGCACAGTTTTATGTGCATCCTTGTACAGTGCGTCATGCACCATATTTACTAGCAGTGCTAAGCCACCGAAGTTCTTACGCGCATAGAAAGCGCGAATAGCCAGCCACATAGCCGCCTTAGCAAACTCCCCGCCCATGCCTTGAATTTCATAGTTAGCAATTTCCGTAGGGCTGAAAGACTGCGGCAAGCCACCTTGACGAATCAGCCAGCCAGGTGCGGGAGACTCCCGGTAGCTATACACTTTGTTATCAGGCGTAACGCTGTAGCCCTTGCCAAGCTGGCACATAATCCCCTTAACTTCCGGGTGCGGCTGTATGTTCTGTGTGGGTCTCCGGGACTTCTTAATCCGTGCCTCTTTATCTGTGTTGTACTTTGTCAGTTCCGGGTAGCGCAGTTCCTCCGCCTCGATCAGTGCCTTAACGTCTTCAATCGGGATTCCCGTAGTCTCAGAGATTTTCGTAGCACCAGCACCGTACGCGCGTTGGAAACTAAACTCCTTAGCCCCCTTGCGCTTCTTTTCCCATTCGGGGATAGCTGGTGTGGTGTCGTTACCTTTGCACTTAAGCAATGCCTCCTCGTAGGTAATCCCTTCCTTCTGTGACACACGTACACAATGCATATCTAGGCCCGCTACCAAGTCGGCGATAAGCTGCTTACATAGCGTTAGATTTGCCTGTACGTACACCTCCAATGAGGAAAAGTCTGACTGTACGATTTGACCGTCAGGACCAAAGCGGGAGACGAAGACAGTCTTAATCTGTGAACCCTTTACCTCTCCCGTGTCCGCGTCCACACTGCCACCACTGACGTTAGTCAGGTTAGGATTAGACGAGGAGAACCGCGCCGTTACAGTGCTGGTGTGGTTTAGTCCGTGGTGGATAATGCTGTCAATACCGACAAGGGTTAGCATCCCCTTATACTCGCCAGTCTTCTCGTCCAACGTGATGTAATACGTGGTCAAGTCCTTATTGAGCTTGGCTACTTGTGCCAGCGTCTTAAGGAACGGGATATTCCGCACACCTAGCAGCGTAATCACTTCCTCCGCTACTGAGTACAGCCCTTCCGTGCTGCTAGCCCATTCTGGCTTAGGCTCAGTGTGTCCAGGGAACTCGTAGAAGAAATCCCGCATGGCAGACTTAGGCTTAGTCAAGTCGTCACACTTGATAGTCTTAGTCTTGTACTCGCCCGCGTTCTTACCGGATAGGAAACGGTGTGCCTCCGGCTGGTGCGGCAAGCGGTTATAGTCCTCTACCAACATAGTCTTGTATGTAACTTCGCGCTTGCCGTCTACTACATTAACGCTAGCAACTTCCTTTAGGACTACGTGCTTTTCTTCCTTCTGCGTGTAGGCTTGGGAGCCGTCATCGTTGAGGATAGGCGTTCTGCGTGAGTACTTGACCTTACCGCCAAAGATCAGCGGGCTAAGGTGATAGCGGTTAGACCAATTGAAGTCAAAGGGTAGATCAGCCGGAAGATACTGGCGTAGCTCTGTGGTGATTTGGTCTAGCTTGGTCTTTAGTTCGGCTGCTAGCTTCAGACCTAGCGCTTTGTCCACGTGCATACCGCACCGTTCCATTTCGACGGTACAAAGCAAGCTACCCATATTGAGGCAAATACTTTTAACCTGTCCCGTCTTACGCGCTTTGGCTAGCTGGCCTACGAAAATCTTTTCAGTGTTCCCAATATCGCCTAGTCCGCTCTCGTCACCACACAGGTAGCGCATGAGCAAATCTTTATCAATATCGGGAGTATCTACGCCAGCCTCCCACAGCGCTTTAACCTCGTCAATCTTGACGTTACCACCGTACGCGGGCACCATTTCATCCATACTTAGCATATGGCTTGTAGGCTCCATACCGCGTAGCAAGTACTCAGCTAACTGTACGTCCCAAACATTCCCACCGCGCGCTACGAACTCCATCCACGCTTCTAAGTTCTGCGGCTCACGGAGGGCGTATAGCAAATCGAACTTAATATTCTGTCCGATTAGCAGCGTAGTATCTTTAAGAAGCTTTGTGAACCAGTCAAACGGCTTGGGTCCGCGTCCGAAATATTCGCCAACGCACGCGGTATCCTTACGCTTCCAGCCTGAAGCAACTACGAAATTCTCTGGGAGAAAAGGAGACGCCTTACGCTTCATGTAGGCTTTAATCGTGGTCTCCACGTCCCAAACGCAATAGCTCAATAAATCTCCTTAGTTAACCAACTCCGCGTACCTATCCAGAAACGCCCGCTTAGCCCTAGACGCGGACATAGGCTCTATGCTCTGCTCCAGCGGCTCAACGCTAGCAAACGGCCCCCATGCGCACTTATCCGTATAAAACGCAATCTTGGTAGGTCGCGGCATCAAATCCCGTTTCTCCGTTACCAGCATGCGCAAGTCCGCTTGCTTGATACTAGGGTCTAGCGGGAACGGCAAATAGAACGCCTGGCAGATAACCCGCTCTACTCGATGTTCTATAACCTTGTACTCCGGGATAAGCTGCTTAAGCGGCGTAGATACGTCACCTAGATACGCCTCCGCTGCATCGTGGAGCAACCCTTGTAGCGCGAACTCTGGCGGGACAATCCGAGATACCGTAACGCTATGTTGAGCTACGCTGTAGAAGCAGGATGTGTGGCCTGTGAAGCGGCAGATACGGGATAGTGCTGTAGCAATGTCTACGATAGATACGTCCTTAACTTGCGGGTCAAGGAAATCGAAGTAACGACCTTGGTACGTTAGAATATTGGGCGTTACCTTAAGGTTGGCGGGATTCACTCTGCTGCCTCCACTCCGTGTACGCGGCAACTGGTCCGTTAATACAGGACATTCCCATAAAGGGTCTATCGTTACTGTATGGGCGTAGGTGACACCACCAAGCGCCGTACTGATAGTAAATGTGTGGCTTCATGACATATCATCCTTATGGCGAAACCCTAAAAATACCGGGTGTCTTGGTGCATCCTTTACGCCGTGCTCGAAGTGTTTATACTTAGCTACTAATCCAAGGTGCTCACTTTGCTTACGCCAGATGTACGCTCGGTCGTCCGCAGTAAATCCGGTCCCGATGTTGAACTCGATGCCCTCTGTAGTTCTGCAACGCAATGCGCCCAGCGTCTGCTTTCCGACCAAGCCCGCACTAACAGAGGATCGCTCAGTACGTCCGAGTGCGTCCAAAGTGGCTGTATTTCCATTGTGCATCTCCTCAACGAATCCGATAACCTCCGCCTCTGCATCCGTGAAGCGCTTCACCTTTACTAATCCGCCCTCGCGTTCCGTGCTGCGTCCGCATTTATATGCACCGCGTTCCGCACGTACCATTAGCCCCTCGTAGCCGTCCCCTAGGTACTTAAGCTCCCACCCTTCTAACTCCACTAGGGAGTAGCATCGGTGCTGCGGAACCTTGCGAATGTCTACTCCGGGGTGGTTGAAATGCATGCCCTCTACGCGGTCGAATGCTTCCCCGTAGCGTAGATCAAACGGTGCGGACGGGTCGTACACGTCGAATACGTGGAATGCGAATACCAGGTTTCCTTTCTTAGACATAACCGCCATACTGTTTTGCATACAGTTAGCGTCCGTGTCGCTACCTACCGTAAGCTCTCCGTCCATCCCCTCTAGGTAGTGTGCGAATGTCCGCGCAAACTCCTGTACACGTGAGTGCGGGATTGGTTTCAGCGAGCGGCTATACGCAACCCCGTCAAACACCACGCAGCGGATACCGTCAATCTTTGGCGAGCAGTACACAGGGAACTTGATAAGCTCCGGTTTGGTAAGCGTAGCCGCAAGGTTCGGCTTATAGCCGCTTGGAATGCTCATTCTGTCCATCCCTCAAACTCCATACGCGCTAAGTCGTAGCATCCGTACACCACTAGCACCGCCCCAGCAACTCCGGTTAGCCACACAACGCCACGCACGACAGCACAGAAAATAATCATTCTTCATCCTTGTAGAGAGCCGCCCATATCTCGTATGCAAGATATGCAGTACCACTAACCATCCACGGCAATTGAATTAGCAGGCATACGGTTTGGACAGCCTCCAGGAAGCTACCCATTACGCGATACCGAACATCTCACGCGTGCTCTGCAGCACCTTAGCCAAGCGCTCAATGAATGCGCCGCAGTACGCTGGGAACTCGTAAAGGTCCGAAGTGTCTAGCACCTGTGTGCGGTGCATATACCGCATGTCCCACGTCCCGAATACCGGGTACATAGTCTCAACCAGCAAACCTAATGGGTACGCTGTAGGGCGCAGGATACGAACTAGCGTACCTTTGCTGAGTACGTGTGCGGGCTGCTCCTCGTTAAGCAAGTCGTCACACTGTGTAATCACAATTCCGTAACGCATTATTTCTCCTCCGGCATGCTGTACCGGCTTCTAGAAGGGTCAAACATAACTTCACAGCGGGGAGACTGCGGAGCACCAGCACGCGCAAGCTTGTTCTTTGTCAGTCCGATAAACCTAGACGCGGCGTACACAGGATCGTTAAGCGCGCCCACAGTGATAATAGCGTCCGCTGTGCCCTGCTTACCAGTCTTGCTATTGGCTAGCATTGATAGCGTAGGAAACGAGATACCGTCACCGTCCGCGCTAATCTGAGAGGTGGCAATAATCGGGCAGTCATACTTAACCGCCATAAGTCGCGCCCATGAGTATTGAGCCTCTAGAATCTGGTCGGTACGTTGCCCCCCGTTAGAGGCGAAGCCGCCGAACTTAATCCCGTCGATCATATCCATAACTACCAGCCCAGGCCGCACGCGCTTTAGAATTTCCTCAACCTCATAGTTAAAGAAGTCGTGAATGTTCATTACGCGGATACGATCTAGAGAACCCACGGCGCTAGCGTACTCAGTAGACAGTATGCCCTTGGTGGACTTAACTATCATCTCCTGCACGGTAAGGTTTAGCGCTGCCTGATACACGCGCTGCACAATCCGCCTACCAGGCCCCTCGTTACACATGATAACCACGCTACGCCCGTGGCTCTCGCCGTAGTACGTATCAAACTGTGGGGCCATGTGTGTTACTTCAGAGGCGATAAAGCTAGACTTACCTTTATCTGGGCGCGCGGCTAGGATAATGAAGTCCCCGCCACGCAGCGGACGCATGCAGAGGTTAAGGCAATCTAGCCGCCAATGTAGGCCACCGTCTACCATGTCTTCCTGCAGAATGGTATCTATGCCCTCCTCAACTTCGGGAACCTTAGACTTCTTGCCCGTATCCTTTTCGTGCTCGTCCGCCAGGTGTCGCAGCGTTGCCGCTAGATCAATCTCCGCGCCCTCATTGAATCGCGTTACCGCGTCCGTTACGTTGCTGGCGTACTCCGCAGATAGAAGCCTTGGCAGTATCCCGCGTTCCGTCTCAGGGTCTACCGGCTCAGTGAGAGCGCGCGTAAGGAGTGCTTTGTATAGTTCCTGTTGCTCCGTGTTAAGCGTAGGGTGTCGCAGGCAGAACCACACATAGAAAGGATCAATAGAAACCTCCGGTACATCAGCCTCCGATAGATACGCCTGCATGTCCGCAATGATGGTTTGCGTTCTAACGTCTAGAGCGGACTTAGGTACAAACCGCCCTAGCCGCTCCATTCGCTCTCTACTTCGAAGCAGTTTGAGCAGTGTAATTTCTAGCAACTAGCCTCCTTTACCTTGGCGTATAGAACAAGCTCCTCCGGCTCCCCGTAGGTCTTAGACCTGCACGAGGACGGGTCTCCCGTTTTAATACGTCTGTACGCGTCCGGGTGCATGTATCCTATTTTCTGTAGTGGGTTGGCCCTAGCGTCCTTAAGCTGTACCTCCAGCGTCCTAATATGCGCTTGTAATACGGCCTCGCGGTTAATGGCGTCCTCGGCTAGTACGTACTCTCCATCCGATCTAGAGTCTTTCTCGGTGTATATGTAGTAGCCGCCTGCTCCGCAGATATCGAACCGCTCATACACAAATGTCTTGCTCATTGCGTCTCCGTAGTTTCATCAGGCACTACCGCGCGCCTACCCTTCCAACGCTCTACCGCCTTAGCACAGTGATCCTGCTGAAAGATAGCCAGAAAGGAACACATACGGCAACCACCGCCCCATACAGCGGGCGTAATGCTTTGTTCGTATTCCGCAGCCTTACCGCAGCGGCTACTAATAGTCTCGTCTGGGTCTCCACCGGATAGCGCGTTACCAAAGCAATCCACCGTAGCCGCAACGTTATGGATGTAGCTGTAGCCTACGTGGTACGTGTAGATACCTAGGATAGACTTAGGGACGCGCGCGGCGGCTATAGATACGTTGCGGATGTAGAGAACGGCCTTGCTCACGCCACACCCTCGCAGAGACCTACATTACATACGGGCAGACAGTCCAGGTATGAATCGAAGTTATCCCAGCCTACATAGCAACCCACAGAAGATAGGTTCTCTACCTCCCGCCAACCCTCCACAACATTGCTAGTCATCCACCGACGCAACTTAACGTAACGCTCTGCGTTTCGCTCCGCGCTATCCTGCTGCATTTCCGCCAGTTTGTTATAAGCCTCCGCTGCGTCTAGGTCGCATTTCTTCGCACCAATCGCAACATAAGCGCCTACGTACCTACCGTCTACTACATCCGGCTCAATGTCAAAGTGCATGGCTAAGGCTAAGCGGGCAATCCGCAATGCTTCTGTAGCTTGCATATGATTTCCTCACGGGCTAAAAGTTTAGGATCAACGTTAGATTCAACATTCGTAACCTTCACGCCGTAAGCGCGTAAGGTCTTGCATACTTTCGCGGCTGCGGTTCTACCCGCTGTATCTGGGTCTAGCCAAACGGCTACCGGCCTACTATCTCGGATAATCTCAGCAGCCAACGTAGTACTTAGCTTCGTGCCCATTAAGGGCCAAGCCTCAACGCCCGCACGAGATACCTTGTAACTGCTCAGAATATCCTCTGTTAGTACTACTAGAGGCCCTGCACCATACTTAGCTACAAAGCCGTGCTTATCTACACCCTTCTGGTTTATGTACTTCTTAGGGTTGGTCTTATCCAGCGTCCGCGCTTGCCAATACAGCAGCGTCCCTGCAGCATCCCGGATAGGCATAACGACACGTTGAATCCGCGCATTCCAGTAATACCCTAGCTGCTGTATCTCAACGTTGGACAGTCCCGCCTTGTACAACCACACACGCGCCGCCAGAGGCCATAGGGAAGGCTCGTATTCTGCGGGCATAGGTAGGCTAGGGCTAAAGCACGCGTCCCGCTCAGCGGTCTGTATGCGCTTCAGGCGTTCCAGTTTCTCAGTCAGAGTCTCAGCAGGGCGCGGTACGAATCCCTTATATGAACACCGATGGCAGTACGCGGCCCAGCCGTCTCGTTTGGCGTTAATCTGGAGACAATCACCAGGGCCGCACGAGTGGCCCATTTTCCGCGTACTACCTTCCGGGAGCGACTGGGCAGATACTAACCATGCTTTATCGCTCACGTTACCTCCGTAGTTTCTTAGCTCAGCATTGCAAGCGGGTCCGCACTAGCCGCCGTAGCATCCACCGCTTGACCTTCCGCGATATCTTCCGCAACGGCTACGATTGCATCCGGGGAGATAACCAGAATCTCCGCTTCGAATCCCTCTCCGGTCTGCACCTTAATTTTCTTACCCTTGTCCGTCTCCGCAACGCCCAGCACAACGCCCGCACGCTGCTTACGCGTCTCTCCGCGACCAAACATGAATTCAATCACGTCCCCACTTGCGAGGTTAGCCATAGCGTTACCGGCTTTCTCCGTGGCTTCGAGTGCGTCAGCTTTAGCCGTGTATTCTGCAGCCTTAGCGCGGAGTGCAGCTACATTAAGTTTTGCCATGTTACGTATTCCTAATAATTAACCGTGGTTGGTAAATTGCCCGTGAAGTAATGCGCGCTTCTCGCGTACTACTTTTATTGCGTCTTCCTTACTACTGAACAATCCGAAGTTGTGCACCTTCCCAGAAACGTTTATTCTGGCAGTCCACTTGTTCTCGCTCTTGTCCCAACTTACACCCTTTACTCCAGATGTATTTCTAGAGGATATCTTGGAGTTGTACATATTTTGAGATGGCGTACATTCACGCAGGTTAGACCATCTGTTATTACCTCGCTGGGTGTCGCGATGGTCTACTCTGTGCTCAGGCCAAACACCTTTTACATACAACCATGCTAACCTGTGCGCAAGGTATCTACGCCCGTCTACACATACCTGCAAGTGTCCAGTACTCGTTACACTTCCTGCAATGTCTCCGGGCTTATTTCTATTTGACGCTGGGTGTAGCCATTTAAACAATCCCGTAGACTTTGAATAATGCAGGACATGCCGAAGCCTTTCCGTTGTTAGCGCGCTCACTCCTTAATCCAATGGTTATAGAACGCCTTAAGCCATACGACTAGATACACAACGCACAGCCCAAACACTCCGTACTGTCCAGACTGCCAGGATATTAGGAACCATAGCGGCTGGGTGAGTATCCCTACAATGCATGCGTATCGTCTAACGCTAGCCTTGCTGTGTTGACTCAGCCATACGCAGAGAACGCCTAGCGCGCCTACTGCTACTTGCTCTAGCACTTAACGAGGATATCGCCAGGCTCGTCGTAAGTCTCCGTGCTGCTCTTACCGTTGGCGTACCGCGTAACGACATTACCAGTAGACGGATTGAGTAGCACAAGCTGGCAGTGCGGCTTAGCGTCCGGTACATAGGCCACGAACGTTACAGCGCAGCCAGATCGGAACTTAATGGGCTTACCAAGCATTGCTACGAACAGATCGAACCCGGTCTCTTTCCGCTCTATCAATTCGTCAGGATCGAACGCCCCTATACCACTAGTGGGGTGTTTTACTGTAATGGTGCCGCAGATGTAGACCTCTTGCACGGTCATATCGCCTGCCCACTCGCCACCGTACGCGTCCTGGTTATCCAGCCGTACAGAGTCGCCAAACTTAAACTTAGGCATCGCTCAGCCCTCCACCAGCATAAACCGATCAACCTTGAACGCGCAGCCGGGAAGCTCCGCAACCTGTACGTATTCCATATCTTCACCATCGCTGATACCGCCCAGCTTGGACACCGTGTAGCGCTGCCCTGCTTTGATAGCGAGGAACGTTGCGGGCTTCATACAGCGAATAGAATCGCCTACTTTGAATGTTTTCATTAGATAGCCTTAAGCTCTCGTTGTACCTTCTCGACTACTTCGAATTTACGCCGTTCGATGGTTTCCCGAATGGTGTACGTTTCACCAGAAGCGCCGTCATCCTGAATCCATGTGGTTGCTTCAGCGATGGTAAAGAATGAACCACAGTAGCAACCGCCGAAGGTCTCGTTATGGACGGTGTAGGCGTTGGTGGGCTGTACTAGCTCATACCTCCATGAGAAACGCGCATGCAGCGGGTGTGCCTCCAGTATCTCACTTAGGATTAGACAACCATCATCATCCCGCACGCTATCAACGGTGTACACCTTACCGTTTTCTACGCCGTCCAAATCCTCATCTACGGCTCGAACTTTGTCCCCAGCTTTAAACCTACTCATACCGTCTCCTCCAGCGTAACCACAGTCTCACGCTTCACAGTAACGCGCTTAACAATCTGCGCAATCTGGTATGTAACGCCGTTGTTCCCGATAGCCTTAACGCCAGCTTCAGCGGCTTCTAGCGTGGGGTATTCGTAGTTAGCGCCGTTGATGATGTAGGCTGCGGTAGGCACAAGCTCGAATTGGTCCTCGCCCCACCCTTTAACCAAGTAACCATCTGGCATCGTTACACGGGGCGTCCCCGCTGCGGTTACCTCGGAAACCGTACCTGCTTGTCCCGCGTACGCTTCGTCTTCCGGCCAATCCGCAATGTAGCGATGATTACCCAGGAAAATTGCCTTATCACCAACTTTAAACTCGCTCATATTTGCTCCGTTGTTTGTATCGCTCAATCTGCTGTCTATTCCAGTACCGCTGAAACTCACGTATCAATGCTGCCCCGTGCGTCCAGTGGCGTACATCGATGTAGATTCCGTTATCGCCCGTCATGCATACATCCCACGAATGTAGGTATTGCTGCTGTTAGGCACACAGTTAGAGTCCGGGTAGTTACGCAGCACTAACCAGCGTGTCCAATGACTACCATCAATCTGCACCGTGTTGGATGCCTCGTGGTGCGTGATGGTTGCGCCTTTCTCACGTGCTAAGGCGAGAGTCTTAAAGAAGTCCATTGTTAGCGCATCCGTGCTCGTGCTGCGATGCTGTAGAACTCTTTGCTATCGCTGCGCATACGCGCCATTACGCGGGCTGCTTCGCTGTGTGCGCGGAGGAACTGTCCTACGCCGTGCTTGCGTTCTACGTCGAAGGTGCGCGGAGCGTTAGGCGTGGTTGCGGGTGCGACAGCCTTAACAAACTTATCGGTTACTGGGTCGTACATGCGGGTGTTGTTCGTGGTCATGTGTAGTCCTAAATGGCGAGTTGTTTAATTTCGTTGAACGTGAGTCGCTTGGTTACTACCGATTTACTGCGCTCGAAGATTGATTGATACGTCCCGTGAAAGACGCGGCCTAGAACCTCTATAACGCTAACGCGGTATCCAGCGTTCTCCGCCTCGGTGTGGAAGTCAGCAGAGTGGAACCAGTCCAGGAGTAGCTGAGGAGTAGAGAAGCCGAAGTAAAACTTATCGTCCTCTCCGTGGCGTTGAAGGTGCGACCAGTCGGGCCTAAGCTCGCAGTCTCCGTACGGGCTGGGCGCATGATGAACGGACCCGCAGCTATAGCCTATCTCTGCACCAGCGTACGGACCATTGCCGCTCTCAGTCTCAACACGGTAAATAATCATTTGTTATCCTAAGTATCTAGGGAAGATTAAAGCCCGCTTGATGCTGCTAGCAGGCTTAGTAAAATGGTGTCACATCAGGAATACTAACGAGTTAAGCGGGTGTAAGTTCAGTGCAGGTACACTCCTCCCCAAGCTCCTCACAGATGCCCGGCATAGCGCTCACACGGTCCGCGATGTTGCCAACATACACCAGCGTAGCGAGCAGAAACGAGCCCGCCAAACCGCTGCGTACGACAGGGCAAACCGTCCTAAAGCCATGCTTCCGAATTACCGCCAGAACAAACCACAATGGTTGGACTTCAGTTCCGTCCGTATGTGCTAGCTTGAATTTGATACCGTTTGACATTATTTGGTCCGGTCCTAGTGTTGCTACTACAATTGGATAAGCCCTAACTTCGCGGCTTCCGCGTTATACGCTGTAATTCTTTCGTTGATTCTCTCAACCGCGACAGGCGAAGACTTGCCAGCGTCTCTGTACCCTTTCTGCCGGATTAGCCTGTCAGACGGCCCCGTGTGCGTAGCATTGAACAGCGAGTCGCAGTCTATATAAGGCATCGGCGTGTTATCCTGGGGACGCCACCTTAGCGCCTGTACAACACCCTCACGAATGCAGTAACCGCCCAGCGGGAATGCTCTAATCGCATCTATAGTCAGCGCCTCCCGCTCCCGCGCTCGCCTAACTTCCTGAGTTGCCTTGCACTCGTCTTGCCATGTATTAGCCGCAGCAGCGATAGCAGTCCTAGCCTTGTATGACTCGGACGGAACTGCAAACGGATTTGTGGCGGTAGCCGCCTTTTGGAACCCCTTCATAAGTTCTCCTAATCTATGATTTAACCAGGAACCCTCAATAAAGGAGCCTGGGTAAATCTAACCATCGGTACTTGCAGAACCAGCGGTGCCGTCCCAGAGGGATCACAGAGCGCTGGGTGACCGGCTTACGACTCCTTGAGTCCCGGCTACCGACTTCCAATTGTTCACGACACCCGTAGCGTTAGTAGTCTTCGGGGCAACCGGGCGATTTGGTTCGCCACTCCTGCTATCTACTACACAGCCTTGGAACCCTTACCGCGCTTTCAGCCTTGACTTACTCGGCGTTCTCGTGGTTCGTTGGCATGGATGAAATGTACGCGAGACGCGGAGTTGTGTCAAGGACTTTTAGGTGTCCCGCTCGCTTACAAGGCCGCGATCTGGCACGATATTTAACTTTACGCATTCCTCATACTAATAGTGTTCCGGTCTCTATACAGTCCTGGACACAGAACACGTATAGCCACTATGCGCCGTCTTACAGCTACCTATAGGCCGATTAGAAACCGTAAACCGGGCCAATTCGTCTGAACATGTCCCTAAATAATTGTTGACACAGGGTTACTCCTCAGTTAGAGTCACGCGTAGACACACATAACTACACAGGGAATGCAATGGCAACGATCAGCGAGAGAAAGAGTCAGCATGGGTCTACGTGGCAAGCCAAGGTACGGCGTAAGGGACACCCAACATGGTCCCGGACGTTTGACACTAGAGAGGAAGCGGAGGCCTGGGCCAGCACTAAGGAGGCTTCCCTAGACGCGGGACAAGACCAGGATACGACTCCCGCTGAGATACTTACCGTTGGCGAGCTACTGGCTATCTACAAAATGAACATGCCAGATAACACCCAATTACCCTTAGCCGCTATGGCGACATCTAGCCTGTGGAATATCCCGCTTACAGAGGTACGGCCAGAGGATGTGCGCGCATTCTCACGAGAGCCTAACGAAGCTACCGCAACGCTACAATCTGCTATCGAGTTTGCTAGAAGGGAACTTGATATACACCTAGCTCGTAATCCTGTTACCGCAGCATACGCTAAGCCTACCCAAGTTAGAGAACGTAGAATTCCCGATTATGAGGAGTATATACTTCTAGAGGAAGCAGCTAATACGCGTGGTGGTTATCTTAGAGACGCCATAATAATTGCTCTCGATACAGCGTTAATGCAACATGAGATTATCAAACTAGATTGGTCTGATGTGGACCTACATAAGAAGATAATAAAAGTTAATGGTAAAACTGGTACGCGTCTAATCCCTATCTCAGACCGGATGATAACAATTCTAAAGAACAAAGGTATTAAGGCTAACGGTCTCATATTTGACGGCGTATCGTCTATGGCATTACAGAGAGCATTTATTCGTACTGTAGAGCGAGCTAATCTTAGCGATTTACATTTTAACGATCTTAGGTACGAAGCATTATGCAGGATGCTAGCTAAGGGATTATCTCCGCAGCAAATATGGAGCATTATTGGGAGCAAGACATTGCACCCGCTAGCGAGGATTCTAGGTACGTCTGAGAGTGTATAAGCGGGCATCTAAGGGACACAACACGAAACGCATGCCAGGCTTGGCTTAGCAGGCTCACATTTCACGATATGAAAAGCCACAGAGACCAGATGGAGGGAAAAGCCCACATCGCACCAGGCAGGCTAGCCAGTAGCTACAGGTCGGTATGCAGTCCGGCCCATTTAATTAAATCAAAGGTTATATCTAAATATCTACATCAAGATTAGTTACCTGTAGTTTCATTGTATTAAGTGCCGCTGCGCTGGACTAACCTGTTACTAGGACTACTCTATATGATTAATTATAATAATATAAAACATAAGAGATTAACAGGTAGAGCAGGTATAGCTCAACGTAATCGTATTAAGCTAAGAGATAACTATACTTGCTGCAAATGTAGCAGAGTAACTAATAATGGTGAAGTAGACCACATTATAGCATTAGACGATAATGGTACTAATGATGATACTAACCTACAGTATCTATGTACTAGTTGTCATAAGCTTAAGACTGCTACAGATAGACAGTACACTATTAAGACTGGTAGTACTGTAGATGGATTACCTACTAATCCTAATCATCATTGGAACTAACAGACATGAAAGTAGTATCTAAGTGGACAGGTAGTGACTATGATTTGTTAGAGCTAACCACTAAAGAACTGGTAGATGGTTGCTTCGCTACCTATGAAGATGTTAAGTGGTACTGCAAAGAGTACGGTTACGAATTAGTTCAGTGACTACCTTAGTGTAGTTATCTAGTAGTTATCAATCGAAGATTGTATATACAGTAGTTCTGCTGTACTCCATCCATATACCATACCAATCCGGCCCACTAGCGATAGCGCTACTGTGGTCTGTCAGCAGTTCTCACGTAGTTATGCATCAATCCATTGTAGATACGAATCAATCTCATTAGCTAGATAGATGAGAATCAATCGCATTGAATGATAGATGAGAATGTGTAGCAATACGGGGGGTGGATGCGAATAGATCGCATTTAGGCAGGGACACCGACAGGTACCTTCGCTTTATTGCTAAGTCCACGAAAAAGCAAACGAATCGCTTAGGAATCCTCCGCATTCGCTCCAGAATCGCCCACAACGGGCTAGTTTGCCTTTATGGCTACCTGCATACCCATCCCGGCCTAAAACCGCTCTACGAGGCTGTAAAGCAGTCCTACGCATACCGGCCTACTCTTAGGCGTTATCCGTAGTGCTATTGTGCGCGCACGCGCGTAGCCCATTATATAGGAGTCCATATGGCCCGTATTAGATCGGACTCGGTAACTACCGCAGTCGCAGCAGCACAGGCAGCAGCCCTAGGCCCGATTCGCCCGCCACCTCATATTGATCTACCAGACGAGTCTATCCCGTTCTGGAATGCGATTGTAGAGGCTAGAGCTAGCACCACATGGAACCCAGCGGACTTAGCCTTAGCAGCAACCTTGGCACGCACGCAAAGCGGGATTAACAGGTTGCTCAATGAGATTGCAAAGGAAGGCGATACCCTGGTTAATGCTAAGGGCACTGTAACGCTTAACCCTAAACATAACTTACTCGAAGTAATGACTCGTAGAGTTATCGCACTGTCCAAGGCTGTACACGTCCACGCAGAAGCTACGCAAGGACGCAGCCGGGACGCGGGTAACAAGCTGACCGTAGATATTGCCGCCCGCGAGGTTGAGGACGACCCAAGCATTCCTAGGCTACGAGCGGTCTGATTAATAAGGATTCCTATTGGCTAACCCGTACAAGTGCGGCCCCATTCCCGTACTTAGGGCGTGGCGTGGCCTCCCATATGACGACTTGACGCGCGCAGAACGCGCAATGTATTTCATTGAACGTAATTGCGTTATCCCGGAAGGGGCGTTGGTCGGACAGAAGGTAAAGCTAGCGGATTTCCAGGAAGCGTTTTTCTACTCTGTTTACGATAACGTTGCAATTACTCGAAAGGCGTTATTTAGTATCGCCAGAAAGAACGCGAAAAGCGCAACCATCGCATTTATTCTGCTCGTACACCTTACCGGCCCAGAGGCTGTGCTTAATAGCCAGATCGTATCCGGCGCAATGTCACGAGACCAGGCCGCGCTAGTGTTTAACCTAGCCGCAAAAATGGTGTCTTTATCGCCTACGCTGCAGCCGTTGGTAAGCATCATGCCTTCCGGTAAGCGTCTGGTAGGTCGTAGATTTAACGTGGAATACCGCGCGCTATCCGCTGAAGCTAAGACGGCTCACGGTCTATCCCCTGCACTCGCAATCCTAGACGAGATTGGGCAGATTGTAGGCCCACAGTCCGACTTTATCGACGCTATCACCACGTCACAGGGCGCACACGCTAACCCGCTGCTTATCGCACTTAGCACACAGGCTGCGTCAGATGCGGACTTGCTATCTATCTGGCTAGATGATGCAGAGGCTAGCGGAGACCCGCGTATCGTGTGTCACCTGTACTGCGCTGAAGCTGATGCGGAGTTAGACGATAGGCAAGCATGGGCGGATGCTAACCCGGCTCTAGGATTATTCCGGTCTCTACCAGACCTAGAAGAACAGATGAAGCAGGCGGCGCGTATGCCGTCTATGGAGAACACTGTACGGAACTTGCTTTTAAATCAGCGCGTATCCGTCAATTCTCCGTTTATCTCCCGCGACGTGTGGAAGGCTAACGCCGCACCGCCAGTCCCGTTCGATAGAAATACGTTGGTCTACGGTGGCCTTGACCTATCAGCACGTACCGACTTAACCGCGTTGGTCCTAGTGGGTAAGGTGGCTGGTGTATGGCAAACACATACTTACGCGTGGACTCCAGAAGATGGCTTACGGGATAGAGCGCATAAAGACCGTACACCTTACGACATGTGGGTTAAGCAAGGCTACTTACGCACGACTCCCGGTAAGACCGTGGACTATGAGTTCGTGGCCCGCGACATTGCGGAGATTTGCTCCGGCCTAAACATCCACTCTATCGCGTTTGACCGTTGGCGCATCGATCTCCTTAAGAAAGAGTTCTCTGATATCGGCATAGACACGGAGTTACCCGCGTCAGAAGGCGGCTTGCTGCCTCTCGTGGAGTTCGGACAGGGGTTCGTATCAATTTCTCCGGCTATGGATGTATTAGAAGAGTGGCTACTTAACTCGCAAGTTGCCCACGGTATGCATCCGGTCTTAACGATGTGCGCGGCTAATGGCGTAGTCGTTAAAGACGCAGCGGGAAACCGGAAACTTGATAAACAGAAAGCTACGGGGCGCATTGACGGGCTTGTTGCAATGGTAATGGCTGCTGGTGCGGTCGTACTAGCTGCGGGCGACGAAAACTTAGGTGTACCAATGGTTTATTGACCTAGAGGACGAATGAAAACAGAAATTACTCAGGCGTACCTCCGGGAAGTACTCAACTACTGCCCAGATTCCGGCGCATTGACATGGCGTACAAAGGTGGGAAGGAAAACGGTAGTAGGGCAACCGGCTGGCACAGTGGATTGTACTACTGGATATATCCGCGTTGGCTTGGCAGAGGGTAAGCACCAAGCGCACCGTCTCGTATGGATGTACATGACTGGCGAATGGCCTACTCACTGTATTGACCATAAGAACTTAGATCGTTCTGACAATCGGTGGGACAACATGCGCCCCGCTACTAAGGCACAGAACATGTACAACACGCCCGTCCCCAGTCATAACACCTCCGGTATTAAGGGTGTGGGATGGAGCAAGAGTAAGGGAAAGTGGCGGGCCACTATCTCTATCAATAACAAGGCTAAGCATATCGGGTACTTCTCGGATTCCGCCGCTGCGGAGACAGCGTTGCAGGCGTACCGGCAAAGCCTACATGGGGAGTTCGCCTGTCACGGCTAAGGAAAACGAATGAAAAACAGAATGTTCTCTGCGGTGCTTATCAAGTCCGTAGACGAGGAACAACGGATTATTGAGGGTATCGCCTCAACTCCTACCCCGGATAGGGTTAAGGACATCGTAGAGCCTAAGGGGCTCACGTTTGCTCCTGAAGTTCCCCTGCTGTGGATGCACAAGCATGACATGCCGGTTGGTACGGTGCAATTCGGAGTAGCCACGGATAAAGGTCTCCCCTTTACTGCACAGCTTCCTAAGTTGACCGAACCCGGCGTTGTTAAGGATAGGACCGATGAAGCATGGGACTCCGTAAAGACTGGGCTGGTTAAAGGCGTAAGTATCGGGTTTCGTCCTGATGAGTACAGCGGTCTCGCAAGTGGCGGCGTGCATTACACAAAGGCCAGTGTACATGAGCTTTCCCTAGTAACGGTGCCGTGTAATGCGGAGGCTCTTATCTCAGCATTCAAGAGTTTAGAAGCTGCTGAGGTTACGACAGTAACCGAAGTAGTAGAAGTAACGGGCGAAAACCCGGTAGTGCAACCCGTTGTAAAAACCCCGCGTCTGGTCAAGCTTGACCTTTCGTATCGTAAATATTAAGGACTACTAAATTGTCTATCGCTGAAAAAATCAAAGCCCTTACGGCACGTCTGGCACAAGCTGAAACCGCGCGTAACGAGTTGGTCGTTAAGTCGGTTAATGGTGATGTTGCACTTACGGACGAAGAAGTAACGCAGTTTAACGCGTTCGAAAAGGAACTTACGGACGGTGCTGCAGAATTGGCCCGCCTGAAGACGGTTGAAAAGTCGATGGCTGCTCAAGCTGTCGCGGTTGCTAAGGTCACGACTACGGCCGTCGAGCCGGTAATCGGTGCGGTCAAGTCGAATGCCCCTAAAGGCGCGGCTGTCGCCCGCGTTGCTCTTACGCTTATGGCTGCTCGCGGTAACCTTATGCTTGCTGAACAAATGGCGGCTAAGCATTACAAGGATGACGCGGTTGTGAACAGCGTTGTTAAGGCTGCTGTTGCTGCTGGTACTACCTCGGTTCCCGCGTGGGCTGGTAACTTGGTGTACCCGGAACTGTACGCAGCGGACTTTATCGAACTTCTGTATCCGCAAACGGTGCTTGGTCGTCTTGAAGGTATGCGCAAGATTCCGTTCAACGTCCGTATTAACGGTATGAACGGTGGAACGCAAGTCGGCTGGGTTGGCGAAGCTAAGAACACTCCGGTTACGTCCGCTTCGTTCTTCAATGTGAACCTTGGTTGGAATAAGGTATTCGCAATTTCGGCATTCTCGGACGAGATTATCAAGTTCTCTAACCCGGCTGTTGAGGCGCTTGTTCTCTCGAACTTGGTTGAAGCTACGGCACAAGGTCTGGACGCTACGTTCCTCGGCGCTGGTGCGGCTACGGCTTCTAGCCCTGCTGGCCTATTCAATGGCGTTACTCCGGTTGCTTCGGGTTCAACTCTTGGTACTACTGCTGGGTCGCAATCGGCACTTGACCTTATCGCGGACTTGCAAACGGCTATCGCACCGATGATTACGGCTAACCTCCCGGTTGCTGGCATCCGTCTACTTATGTCGCCTGCTCGCGCGCTTCATTTGGGTTCGCTGCGTAACCCGCTGGGTGGTAAGTGGTTCCCAGGTCTGGACCTTAACGGTGGTACGTTGGAAGGCTTCCCGGTTATCACGTCGAATAACGTTGCTGGTACGGTTATTCAAATCATTCTCCCGAATGAAGTGTACCTCTCAGAGGACGCGGGTCCGGAAATCGACTACTCGCGTGAAGCGTCCTTGATTATGGATAGCACGCCGGATAGCGCAGTATCTACCCCTGTCTCGATGTTCCAGACTAACCAAGTTGCCGTGAAGATCGGTCAATTTATCAATTGGGCGCCCCGCCGCGCTGGTATCGCTGCGAAAATCACGGGTGCTGACGCGTACAAGTAATTCGTTACGCAGTACTAACCTATCGCCTACCCTCTTCGGAGGGTGGGTACTCTTCAAAGGATTTTATATGTTAATCAGAGTTAAAGCCCTTCGAAGGGTAGTTCTGGACCGCGTTATTAACGCTGGTGATGTAGTAGACATGCATGTATCTATAGCGCGCTTGCTCTACGTCTCAGGGGACGTTAAGACACACGTAGATATACAGGAACCCAATACAGCACAAGCGCCCGCACAGCGGGGCCGTCCTAAGAAATCCGTCTAACTATAAGGGAGGCCCATTTGGGACTTTTTGACAGTATCACCAAGGGTTACTTCCGAAAGAAGCCTGGCAAGACCCAAATCGCTACGGGAATCTCCGCTACGATGTTCCCAGGTGGTGACGGGCAATTCATTCGTGAACCATATACCGGCGCGTGGGGGCAAAACCAGAGTCTTACCGGCCAATCAGGTATGCTCGCGTCCTCCGCTGTATTCGCGTGCGTAGACCTTATCTCCTCGGACGTGTCCAAGCTTCGTATCAAGTACGTTAAGCTAACTACGGGCGTGTGGCTAGAGTCTCCCGCACCGCGATACACTAGCGTTCTTAACAAGCCTAACCACTACCAGACCCGCCAACAATTCATTAAGGCGTGGCTCTCCAGTAAGTTGCTCTGGGGTAACGCGTATATCCTTAAGACGCGTAACGCTATGGGTGCTGTTATTGCGATGGAAGTACTTAACCCCCGCTACGTTATCCCTATGGTTGCGCCTGACGACTCCGTGTTCTATCAGGTCACAATGTCCCCGTTGCAGGTATCCCCGCTAGAGGCAGTGGTAATTCCCGCTGCGGACATTATCCACGATAGAGGGATTACGGCATGGCATCCTTTGGTGGGCGTCTCGCCCCTCGTGGCATGCGCAACTAGCGCGACTATGGGCAGCAACATTGCGGTTAATTCGGCTGCTTTCTTTGGTAACGCCGCGCGCCCATCCGGTGTGCTTACCGCCCCAGGCGCATTGTCGCAAGAGCAAGCGGACAAGGCTAAGGCTAGCTGGGCTGCTGCTAACTCCGGTACTAATACCGGTAACGTGGCTATCCTCGCTGGTGGACTTACGTACTCGTCTATGACGATGACTAGCACGGACGCACAGCTAATCGAACAACTTAAATGGACGGTGGAGGACGTAGCGCGATGCTATCACGTACCTTTGCATAAGCTTGGGGCTGAGACTGCCTCGCGTCCTGCAGCGAGCGCGGCTATCTACGAAGGTATGTATTACAGCGATTGTCTACAGGCACACATTGAGAGTATCGAAGCACTCTTAGACGACGGTCTAGGAGTTCCGGACGGACAGGGCGCGGAGATTGACACGGGCGCTTTGATGCGTATGGACGCCGCAGCACAGCACCAAGCTAACGCTATGGCCGTAGGTGCCGGGATTATGACGCCTAATGAGGCCCGCTCGACTACCGGACTACCTCCGGTTGCTGGTGGTGATACTCCGTATCTGCAGGTGCAGAATTATGCGCTGTCCGCTCTGGCTGCACGCGATGCAGCGGGACCACCTACTAATGGTCCTGCACCTACGGATACGACTACGCCAACGGAGGTAGACTCTAATGAGTGATCTAGTAACCCTTGACGAAGCTAAGTTTCACCTTCGTATTGATGACACGTTCTCAGACGTAGACCTAGCAGAGAAGATCACGCAAGCCAGCGATATCGTTACGGATTACGTTGGTACTACCGCAGCGGACGGAAGTACGCCAGCTAGCTGGGATACGACTACGGCCCCGCCCCGCGCTAAGCTAGCTACCCTTCTCGTACTGGCTACCATCTTCGCTAGCCGTGAAGGATTCGACGACCCGCTAAGCGTTGGCGCGGTCTGCTTGCTATCACGTCTCCGCTCCGTGGTATTCGCATGACTCCCGGAATGAAGAAACGGCAAGGCTCCGGGATTATGGCGGGAGACCTTAACCTTAAGATTAGCCTGCAGCGTAAGACTTCCGGTAAAGACGAATTAGGCCAGCCCCTTGAAGTATGGACGGAGTACGCGTCTGTATGGGGAAAAGTCCTAACGCTTAAGGGTATAGAGAAAGTAGCTGGCGGAACGCAGATTGATAAAGGTAACGCGAGTATTCGTATTCGCTGGCGTCTGGGAATTAACAACGGAGACCGGGCGATAGCTCAGAACGTTATTTATAACATTGCATCCGTGTTGCCTAACGTTGCTACTCGTGAGTTCGTGGACCTAGCATGCACGGAAAATTCAAATGACGGCTAACGCAGAATCAATCGTCTACGGCGCACTATCTACCCTAGCATCTGGCAGTGTCTTTCCAGACGTAGCACCTGCAGCAACACCCGCACCGTGGATTACGTATCAGGCAGTCGGAGGACAGACGTTCGTTACCCTTGATGCCGATACACCTTCTACCCGTAACTCCCGTATGCAAATCACCGTATGGGCTAAGACCCGCGCACAGGCAGCTAGCATCATGGAACAAGCGTTCCAAGCATTAGTAAATCCTGCAGTAAAGGCAGTACCTATCGGTGCGCCTGTCAGTACCTTTGAACCGGATACGTTGCTATACGGCTCCTCCTTAGACTTTTCGATTACATATTTAGGATAACAAATGAGTTCTACAGCAAAAACCGCACAAGGTACTACTATCGCTATTGATACCGGTACGGGTACGCCTACCTGGACCGATATCGTCAACGTGTCCGACATTAGCGGCTTTGATGGTAAGGCAGCGGAGATTGATACGACCGACCTTAGTTCCGTAGCTAAAGAGCGTGTACTTGGTCTGCAAGACTGGGGTACGTTGACGCTTACCGCGTTTATCAATCTGTCGGAAGCTAGCCATTCGGCGTTGCTCGCAGCTAAGAAGGCGGGTACGCAGAAAAGCTTTAAGGTTACTCTCTCGGATGCGTCTACGATTACGTTTAGCGCCTTCGTTGCAGCGTTCCCTATCGCGGCTAAGGTTGACGCCGTATATTCCGGCGCTATCGCACTCACGATCACCGGCGATATCACCGTAGTTGTCGGCCCGTAATACTAAGGATACCTAATGGATAAAGCACAACTTTTCGCAGCCCTTGAGGCTGAAGTTAAGGAAGTAGAAGTTAAGGTTATTAACGCAGTGTTGCGCTTTAGGGTTATGACGGGCAAAGCGCGCGACGAATTCCAAGCGCTTATTGCATCCGGCGATAAGACGGCTAGCCACTTTGAGGCGGCTATCGTTGCGGCTACCGTGGTGGACGCTAACGGCGCGGCTATGTTCTCGTCTGAGGATGTAGCGGTGTTGCGTGACAAGTCCGCTGGTGCTGTGTCGGAGATTGCTAAGGTTGCGCTGCAGGTTAATAAGATCGGTGCTGATGCTGAGGAAGCCGCGCTAAAAAACTAACGGAGAGTCCGGAGCTATTGCTCTGGTTCCGGCTCACTAAAGAAATTGGCGGCTGTACGGTAAAGGAGCTACAGGGGCGTATGTCTAGTGCGGAGTTTGGGTACTGGAAAGCTTTCTACTCCCTTGAACCCTTCGGGGATCGCATAGACGATATTCGTATGGGGACAGTAGCTAGCGTAGTAGCTAACGTTAATCGGGGTAAGGATACACCCGCGTACAAGCCTATGGACTTCATACCGTGGGCGCAAGAGCCTGAAGTAGAAGTAGAAGGTAACGCACCCTCCGCAGAAGCCATAGCGGTATCAGTGTTTGGTATCAATCTAGCGGAGATAAAAGCAAGTGGCAAAAAGCAAATCATCCTTCACCGTGGAAAACCCGCAAGCGCTGACTGACGTATTAGACCGCGCAGCACTAGGGGCCTCTGAGTCTGCCTTACGTAAGGGTGCGGCTGCAGGGGCTACCGTTTTCTATCGTGAAATTAAGGTTAGGGCTATGCCGTACTACCGTACTGGCAATCTTGAGGAAGCAATTCTAGTTACTTATCTCCCGGAAGAGTCAGTAGCGGGTAAGTTGGCAACGTACGCAGTAACGTTTAATAAAAAGGCGTGGTACGCCCGGCTTCTGGAAAACGGGCACAAGGTAACTAACCTTAAGGATTTGGAACACGGAACGTCACAGGTAGCCGCGCGCCCTTTTATTAGACCCGCATTCGAAGCTAAGAAAGACGAAGCAGGCGCAGCAGTCATAGAACAAGTACAGGAGGCAGTCCAGAATGGCAAATAATGCCACTACAGTAAAAGTAAGCGCGGACGCCTCCGGGTACACAGCGGAACTTGACCGCGCGCGTAAGTCCGCAGACGCGTTCTCAGCCTCTCAGGCGGCTGCAGCACAGCGCGTACAGGTGGCACAGAAGGCGATATCAGAAGCCGCTCAGACAGGCTCTAATGCGTCCGCAAGCGCTATCAATAACTTCGTGTCTCAGCTTGCGCGGACAGCGGACCAAGCGGGTAAGACTCGCGCGGAACTGGCACAAATGAAGGCCGCACAGCTTGGTATCTCCGATTCAGTATCCGGCTACATCGGGCAGCTTGACGCGGCTACTAATAAAACGCACGGCTTTAACCTCTCCACAATGGCGGCTCGCCGTGAGTTGCTAGTGTTGGCACACGAGGCATCACAGGGTAACTGGACAAAGTTCGGCGGCTCGCTGGGCGTATTGGCGGAGCGCACGGACGCACTTAGCGCGATCCTCTCCGCTGCTGGGCTAGGTGTTGGCTTGTTTGCGGCTGCGGTAACGTTCGCTGGCTACGAGATTTACAAGACCGTAACGGCTATTGAGGCGCTGCAGAAATCCTCTGTAGCCACTAATGGCTATCTGGGCCTAACTAAAGACCAGCTTACCGCAATGGCTGAGGGCCTATCCTCTGCTAATGGCGGCTTGGTGGAAGTTAGCGCTACTATGGCTACGCTGATAAGCTCCGGTCACGTATCAGCGGATACGCTAGCGGAGCTAACTGGAGTTGTTACCCAGTTCGGTAAGGACACGGGTCTAACCGCAGAGAAAGCGGCCGAGGCGTTCGTTAAGATGATTGAAGACCCTAAGAAGGGTATAGACGAACTGCAATCGAAGTACCACACGTTTAGCGCGGCACAAATTGAAGTTATCGACGGCTACATTAAGACCGGAGATACAGCACAAGCTACTAAAGCGTTTATTGACGCGGTAGCGGAGTCGCAAAGCCGCATGGCTAAGGAGGGTACGCAAGAGGTAGGACTACTTACCCGTATCTGGCAAAGCTTTGCGGACGCGGCTAAGCAAGCTGGTGATAACTTCGACCGTATGGGCGTGGCCTCGACTAACGCGGAAAAGCTAACGGATGCTCTGCAACGTCAGGCACAGGCGCAGAAGGATATACAGTCCACACAAGCGCGGAACGGCGGCCCAGTTGCCATTGCTACAGCACAGCACGCACTAGACGCGGCTAACGCACAGGTAGCAGCGCTGCAAAAGGTACAAGCGGCACAGCAGAAGATAGCGGACGATAACAAAGCACGCGCTAAGTCTGGAGACGCTAAGGTAGCTGTAGATAAGTACCTTGATTCGAGTAAGTACGCGAGTCCCGCAGAACAGCATAAGCTAGAGTTAGACGCGGAGAACGCGAGTTTTACCAAGGCTACAGCGGACCTAGACAAGAATTCCGCAGATTATCAAGCCGCGCTTAAACGCCACTACGATAACGTAGCAACGATTAATACGCAGTACGCTAAGAAGACCAAGGTACACGCAGCACACACGAGCAACAGCGGAATTAATGCGGCAATCTCTCAGATCGGCGCTGATAACGCTGCGTTGGAAAGCCAGCGTAAGTTAGCTCTATCACAAGCTAAGGCGGATTACGACACGGGTAACAAGTCGTATGAGCAATATTACGCACAGGTTCACGACACTAACACCAAGATTCTAAACGAGGAGTTAGCGAACGCTGAGAAGCGCGCCCAAATTGCAGCGGGTAAGAAGGAGCAGACAGCCCTAATCTCCGCGCAGAAAGAGATTCAGCGTATCACGGACGAGCGGACTAAATCCGACCAGGCCTACACAGACGCTATCGCACTCCACGCAGAGAAGCGAGCGGATAACGTAGCGAAGTTCGCAGCGCAGCAGGCGTCTATTCAGGCAAAGCAGCAGCAAGGCTATAACGATAAGAACGCTACTCAGTTTATGAGTCCGCTACAGGCTAGTACTTATACTTCTCAGCAGCAGCTTTACGAGACGTATCTACAGAACGTTAAGGCTCTAAACGACAAGTACGAATTTACGCCCAACGCGGATAAGCTTCAGCAGGCGCAAGAGTTGCAAAACTTGCAAGAGTCCTATACCAAGCAGCAAGCCGCATTAGCGGGCCAGCTAGCACAGGAACAAACGGTACGCGATAGTTACTCAAACCAGATGCAGCTATCCCTAACAAAGATAGCGGGAGACGGACAGACTAACGCGCAGCTAGTAGGAGACGCTTTTACGTCAGTGTGGCAAACGTCCGCTAACGCATTGGAGCAGTTCGTTACCACTGGTAAGGGTAACTTCAGCCAGTTCGCGTCTAGTGTTATTGCTGACATGGCTAAGATTGCTCTCCAAGCTGCAGAGACACAGATTTTTAGTTCTATCCTTGGCTCATTCGGTGGCGGTAATGCTGGCGGTGTGGCTAACGGAGTTACATCGTTTGCAGGTGCGTTCCACTTGGCAGGCGGTGGCGGGGTTAGTGGTAGTGGGACATCTACCAGCGACAGTATCCCCGCGATGCTATCTAATGGTGAGTACGTTATTAACGCCGCATCTACCAAAAAGTACAGCGGGTTACTGGCAGCAATCAATAGCGGCAACTTGGGGCACTTCGCAAGCGGTGGCGCGGTTGGTACGGTAGCTAGCTCCAGCACGTCCGCAGCCAGCGGTAATAGCCCGGTTAGCGTGACTGTGAATAACAACGGTGGGAATGGTCTTAGCGATTCAGATGCGGCAGATTTGCACGCCACTGTACAAGCGTTCGTAGATAAGCGAATGGCACAGAAGATGCGCGGCCAGGGCGGATACGCCTATCAGATGAAGTACGGACAAATCTAACTTTAAGGAGGGACTATGACAACGCCCACATTTACATGGTCCCCTAGCTTAGAGATAGTTGGGACTACGAAGTATGCGGTACGAACCGCGCAGTTCGGAGACGGCTACGCACAGACGGTAGCCGACGGTATTAATAACCAGATGGACACGTACCCTCTCACGTTCTCCGGAGACGGCACGAAGATTAGCGCTATCAAAGCTTTCTTAGATGCCACTAAAGGCTACCAGTCTTTCCTTTGGACAGCACCCCTACGCGCACAAGGTTTATTCCGCTGCGACACTCCGACTATTCAGCCACACGGCGCGAATACGTACACGCTAACCGTTAACTTTACTGAGGTTTTCTCCGCATGACAGTACTACAAAAAGTAAACCTAGGTACGGCTCCGGCAGGCTCAGACGGGGACGCGGTACGTACGGCGTTCATTAAAGATAACGCTAACGTGGATGTTCTGAATTCGCAAACGTTCCTAACTAGCGCTACGCTGATTACTACGGTACAGGCTCTTACTACGGTGCACATTGGGAAGCGGGTAAATATTAATCTCAGCACTGCAGGGACTATTAACCTCCCTGCTGCGTCTACGTGTGCTGTAGATCAAGTAACGTTGCTACGGAATACGGGAACCACTGTAGTTACCTTAGCTATTGCTACAGGTTCGGGT